GGTGCGCTTGGATCTTGGACAATATCAACAGTAGCAAGAACGAAATCGTCCTTAACATATGTCTTGCCTTCTTTACTTTCAACAGTACCCATACCACGACTCGAAACGCCTAACTTGCACCCGCCTTCGACGAGTCCTTTCACGATTTTACCCATAGGTGTATCTAGTATCAGCGCTTTTCCAACAACATCATCACCGTTCCATTTTAGTTCGGTGATTCTGTGTGAAACTTTATCAAGGTTAATCTGTGGGCCTTCTGGGTGATTTAGTTCACCAACGGCTCTTCCAGTTTTAACCTGTTCCGAAACGTATTTTTTAGTGGCTTCCGCCAATACTTCTTTCGGATAAATTCTATTATTGCGGTTTTGTTTCTCCGCTTGCATGAATACACCTTCGATATAAACATCTTTGCCGCCATCTTTCTTGGCTTCAGTGATGTATTCAATTTTTTCTAAATGTTCTGTAATTAATTTCATTAGTTTGCGTATCCTACTTTTGTAAATAATACGCCTGTTGCTGCACCAGTTCCAGCGGCAACGTTAGATGCAAAGATTTCGTCGGCCGCACCCTTTTTAACTATTAGGTTACTAGCGCCAGGAATCATAATGCTTGCTTTGCGTGTACCAGTTGCTTTTTCTTCAACATTTACATATTGAACAGAAGACCCGGTATTTTGCACCAATACTAAAGACGCCCCGCTTATGGTAGACGCGTTTGCTGTCAACGATGCCGCGGCAGCAATACTTAAAGGTTGAATAGTCATATTATTTTTCTTTCGTTTTGTTAAAAATTGTTGATGTAAGACCTACCTTACGAACTTCGAGGGCATCATCTAATTTTTCGCGAATTCCTTCACCAAATGATTTGGTGGACTTAACAGTGTTGTTTTTAACAATGTTATTAAATATTTCTTGTGCTTTTTCACTCATGGTTTAATTCTATTTATAATATTTCAGTTTTTAAAAAGGCTATTAAAAGTCAAGATCATCGTCTCCTTCTTCTTCATCGCCACCTTCATCTTCTATTTCGGTGTCTAATCGCGTGATATCTTCATCAGATTGTTTTAAAACCACCTGTCTAACATACTTATTAGATACGTATTTACCAACTAAGTCTTCCATCTGTTGAGCCATTTCTAATCGCTCTCTCAAAATTTCAAACTCTTTTAACTCAGCAAAGTAGTTATCCTCAAGAAAATCAACGTTAATCTTTTCTTGTATATCTTTCCAATCGCCTTCTGTTATAATTCCTTTTAGTACTAGTTGGATACGTAGCGCATCGATAAACATGAAAGAAAATTTCTTTCTTAAACGTTCAACAAACTTTTGGAATTTTACTTCTTCTCGTGTAATTTCGCTCGCCCTACCAACACTAAACGCTGACTCTTGTTCTAATCTGGCTAGAGGAACGTTAAGAGAACGATATAGTTTCTTTTGGAAAAATTGAACATCTTCAATCTGACCTAGGTTATCTCCACCTGGTAGTGTTGTAATTTCTGTACCTCTTCCGCCTTCTCTTCGTGGCAGATAAAAATCTTCTAACATAGACATATGGCGTCTATCATCACTTACATTACCAGTTGAAGCATCATATACCATTTTGTTGCGATATCGCGAAACAACCTGTTGTACGTATTCTTCTGCTTTACCTTTTGGTAAATTACCTACATCGACATAGAATATTCTACGTTCAGGTGCTCTTGAAACACGATAAACAACTAATGAGTCTTCCATATAACGAAGTTGATTTACTAACTTCATTGCTTTATGTAAGTGACTAATTACTCGCGTTCTTGATGTATCGTATAATCCGGAGTTAACTTGGATTATAGCGTCTGTTGCAAATTTTATACCTTGAACATTTGCTTCTCCACCGGCCATTGCAGGAGAATACACGTAATATTCATTTACTACTTTCTCATATTCTGCTTTAGTCTTTGGATCTTGTACCTTTTGAACCTCTTTTACCTTGCTTATATGCATAGGTTCAATTGGTCTAAGTTCGAGGATACCTCTTTGAGGATTTTCTGTATCGATGACTATGTGGAAATATAGTTTTCCATCAACATACCAGTTTCTAAAATAGTCATTTGCCATGTGATTAAAGTTATATAACTCTAACACTTTATTAAATTCATTGATAATCTGTTTCTTTACATTATCGGGTTGTTTTAAATCTATCAGCGATAAATCTATCGGCGATGATTCGTCAGACGATGCAATCGCACCATCTACAATATCGTTAATAGCAGCATCACACTCTGGTTGTTGTGCTGCTTCGCGATATTTCATTATTAAATCGTGATCAGAAATAGCTTCTGTTCCGGCTAAATCAACATATTGACCATAATAGCCTCCACCAACAGTTACGGTTGTGCCACCGTCTGCGGTCGTTTTGGGAATTGGCGAAACCAATTCGGGCTCTTTTGATGCTACTTTTTTGCTAATTTGATATCCGAATAAATCCATAATAATATTATTTATATCAAGCTTAGCGGAGGGGTTGGACCTCCACTAAGCCGATATATTTCTCTGTTGATTAAATCTAACTAGTTGTTTCGGACTCCCAATACTGGTAAGCCAATTCAACTGTGAATTCTTCAATAGCGTCATTTGTATCGTAACTCAGATCGATACCAGAAACATTAATTGGGTATGCACCACGAATGGTGTAAGACTTAGTAATGTTTCCTGCTTTATCGAGTTGTTCGATAGTCATGTCTGCTTGATAATCAGTAGGATTTGAAAGTCCTACGTTGTTAACATGCTCATTCATACCGTTCATCCACCGCTCCATCGCGTTACGGACTTCCATTCCGGTATCATTGAGGACTGTGATTGTCCAATTTTCAAAGGTGCGGTCACCAGCTATCTTCAACTGACGTCCACGGAATGGGACATCCAGCTGTGCGATTGTGCTAGATGGTAGTTGAGCACCCTTACACATGAAGGATGTAAGCTCAACATCACCACCAGCATAACCTGGATAAGTAACAGTTGCTTTGAAAAGGTTAGGGCGTGCGCCCCCACCGATTAATTTTGATTTGAAATCATCTACTCCTAAAGTTGCCATAATAGTTTTGTTCCTTTCTTATAGTTATTTATATTATTTACCAACGATTTCTGAGAACTCAACGCCAGTACGTGTGGCAATAAAGTTAAGAGTAATGAAGTTAATTGAACGAGCGGGTTTAATGTAGATGTCTGCTACAAAACGATTAGCATCAATTACTTCACCAGTGTTGTTTGTTTCATCACAAACAACTAGGAAGTCAGTAATACCTCTACGACCTTTAACATCCCGTAGGAATGGTTCAGTCATGTTTCTAAACATCGCGCGTGTAAATTCGTCATTCAGTTCGAACAGTTGGAATTTCGCCGCGGTTGAAATTGCTTTTTCAAGAACAATAAACAATCTGCGAACATTGATACGGTCAAACGCTGAGGGTTTACCCTGAAGTGTTTTATCACCGAAAAGAACAGTACCTTGTCCTGGAAAAGACACGATTGGATTAACACGAGCTTTGTATAGTTCGTCCCTATCTGCTTTTTTAGGATTATAATTTATTTTAGTAACACCTAGTAGTTGTCCACGATTAAATCCAGCAGGTGAGAACCAAGGCTCTGCTACGTTGTCCGCATTAGCACAAAGACCTGCAGTATAACCTGAGGAAGCAATTTGGCGAAATACGTCGTTATACTTATCGTAAACCTTTAAAGATGTTGAGTCACAAACTGCGTACGAACTAGATGTTAGTCCGTTAGCAAAAGCCAATACATCTGTTAATGGTTGAGTACTAGTACTATCAGCGATAGGTGGTGAGATAAATCCTACGCAATCTTTTCTTCCTTCACAAACTGTAATAATTTTTGAAGCAATAGTAGATTCACCATTCGCGTCAGCAGCTGCAAACAAAAGATTTACATCTTCTGTTTCAGCATCAACGAATTGGTCAAGGGCCGTTACAATGTTTGCGGCTGAAGTAAATCCAGTAGCTGAAACGTCTCCACCATCTTGCAGTGTTGTTTTAAGTTCTAATACGTGTGTACCAGTCATCGCCTGAGTAGTGCCATCTGCTTTAACATAATTAATAGCAGTAGTAGTGTCACTAGAATCGACAGTGTAATCAGTAGCGAACGCGTCATTATCGCTGGCATCTCCTACAGTAACTAAATCTGCAAGAGTTTTAATACTAGTAATATTTGCTGAGAAGATATGATTTGATGATTGTAACAAGACATCGTAAATAAAATTAGATGTGCCATCTGTCTTTTTTGCTCCGTCAACTGTTGAAACATACTCAAATGTTTCTAAAACTGTTCCAGCTGTACCAGTAATATCTCCGCCGCGGTCAATAACTATGATGTGTACTTCACTAACAGCTAAGTCAGCTACACCGCTAATTTCGCTTCCAAATTTTGCAACAATAGGTCGAGCGTCAGATGTTTCATCGCCAAAACCTATACCA